TGCAGATATTAGAAGGTGGCACTTAAAAAGAGGTTTTAACGACATAGGCTACCACTACTTAATACATATAGACGGAACAATAGAAGAAGGCAGACCAATAAACAAACAAGGCGCTCATTGTAGCGGAGAAAATAGAGGTTCAATAGGTCTATGCTACGTTGGTGGTATGTCGAAAGATATGAAGAAAGCGAAAGATACACGAACACAAGCACAGAAAGACTCACTTATAAAACTTATTCACGAATTAATTTATAAGTACAATAAAGATATGACAATTCACGGACACAACGAATATGCAAACAAAGCTTGTCCAAGTTTTAACGTACAAGAAGAATATGCGAATTTATAGTTTTATTTGCGTTCTAACGTTGTTTTCTTGTTCAGCGAACTATCACTACCAAAAGGCACTAAAGAAAGGCTTAAAACCGCTTATTTCAAGTGACACGATTAGAATAGCAACTATTGATAGTGTGCCTATGGTTGTTCACGACACTATTGTATACGAAAAATACTTTAGTAGTAAGGACACTATAGTACACTATGAGAATGTTTTTGTACCTAAAACAAGATTAGAAACACGAATAGAATACAAGATACACAGAGACACTATAAGACTTGAAACACGTGTAGAAGTGCAAAAAGCAAAAGCAAGTAAACAACCTAACTATTTTTGGCTAATTATAGGAGTTTGTATTTTAGGCTTTTTTATGTATGTAGCTGGAAAACTTGTTAACAAATTTATATGAATAAACGTTACAGACTTACACCAGACGAAGCAGAAATACTATTTAGGTATAGAGGTTTGAAAGCAGCAAGTGAAGAAGCTGGTGTAGACATTGAAAGCGTTAAACACGGTTGGTTGAAAACTAAACAAGCAAGTTTATTCTTTAAGAACCCACTACATAAAAACGAAGCAGAAAACAAGTTAGAAGAATTAAGTAAAAAGCTTGTAGAAGACTTAAAACAATTTGCGCCTAAATTTCCGAAATTAGTACGCACCGAAAAAACGAAAGATTATTTATTAGTAATTGATCCAGCAGACATACATATAGGCAAACTTGCAGATAGTTTCGAAACAGGCGAAGACTACAACAATCAAATTGCCGTTAAACGTGTCAAAGAAGGTGTACAAGGCATTTTAAACAAAGCGCAAGGTTTTCCTATTGATAAGATTTTATTTATCGGTGGAAACGATATTCTACACATAGACACACCAAGCAGAACTACTACCAGCGGAACGCCACAAGATACAGACGGACAATGGTATTCAAATTTTCTAATAGCTAAACAACTTTATGTTGATATTTTACTTCAGTTGATCGCAGTAGCTGACGTTCATTTTACTTTTAATCCTTCAAACCACGACTATCAAACAGGCTTTTTTTTAGCAGACGTTATAAAAACGCACTTCAGAAACTGCAAAAATATAAGCTTTGACTGTTCAATAGCACATCGTAAAGGCTATAAATACGGACAAAACTTAATAGGCACTACACACGGTGACGGAGCAAAGCACCAAGACTTACCTTTGCTTATGGCACAAGAATTTGCTATAGAATGGTCTGAAACTAAACACAGGTACGTTTATACTCACCACGTACACCACAAAACAAGCAAAGACTTTATAGGCGTAACCGTAGAAAGCTTACGTTCACCTTCTGGCACAGATTCTTGGCATCATAAAAAAGGCTACCAACACGCACCAAAAGCAGTAGAAGGCTTTATTCATCACCGTGAAAACGGACAAGTAGCAAGACTTACACACCTTTTCTAAAGTTTTTTTGTTAAAAACGTAACTTTTTTTGTTGATAATTCGTAAGAGTTGTTATATTTGTATACACAATTATTAATTAACACTTAAAAAATGATAGCAAAAACAAAATTATTAGAACAACTTTTAGACAAGGCAATACGCATTGTTGACGAAGACTTAAACGTAAAAGACTTTGCAGTTTCTGTAGCTGGTATTTTAGAAAACAATTACGGAGACCACAATTACGAAATATTTTTAGAAACACTTAAAAACGAATTAAATAAATAGATTATGAAAGACACAATACTTGGCGCTTTATGCGTATGCAGTTTAATAGTTATGTTTTATTACACACTTTTAATTTTTGGATAATGAGAGGAGAAATAGAAATATACAACATAGAAGATGATATTGTTGAATTTGGAATACACGATACTTCTTTTCGTGTTTGCATAGAAAATGAAACGTACTGGATAGAAGAGGCGGTAAGCTTCAATAGTTTTACAGACGAAATACAATACGAAGAACATCAAGAAACTACAACTTTTGTAAGAATTGATACTTTAGAATGTGAAGGCATTTTATACTATTCTAAAGAAGATATATGTTCAGAACTTGAACGAATTTTAAACGAAGACAAATAATTATGAATGATCCATTTAAACTTGAATTTTGGGACAATTTCAACGATAGTCTTTATTTTGACTATTTACTAAAACGTGAAGAAATGTTAAACACTTATAGAATAACTTATAAGACTTACAAAGGTAGCAACACAAGTGCGCCAGTAAGCTATGCAATTAAATACATAAAGGCATACAGTAGACAAGACGCAATAAACGCCTTTAACTTGTGGAAAGGCTTGATCATTAAAGTAGAAATATGCGACTAATAGAAAGAATTTACTGCGCACTTATAACTTGGATTTATGGAAGACTTGATTAAACAGGTGATAGAAAAAGACGGACTTGATAGCAAAGAACGTTATTCACCTTTAATAAACAAACGTATGTATATGTATACTATTATGCGTAAACACGGAATGAACTTTCAACAGATAGGTTCGTTTTTTAATAGGAATCACGCAACGATCATACACGGCATAAAACGTTATAAAGACTTAACAAAGTCTAAAGACGTAATGCTAAAAGTAGACACAGAAGAATACGAACAAATATTTGGCAAAATACCAGTACCAAAAGAACGTTACAATTTAGAAAAAGACGTAAGAAAAGCCACTACAATAGCTGACTTAAACATAATAAAAAGAAGGTTAAACAATAATTTATATAAATAAAAAAGTAAAAAAAATGAATGAATTACAAAAATTAGAATCGTTTGAATATGAACTTGCGATTTCACAGACAGTAGAAGAAGTAAAACTTTTACATAGTGCAGCAGAAGCAATGGCAAAATTTGCAAAAGCTAATCAAGCGGCTACTGAAGCACAAAACAAAATTGGTAGGTTTATAATTAAAGCCGCAGCTAAATTAGGTGAGGTATTAGACCAAAATTATCCTAAAGGTGGCGACCGTAAAAGTAAATATGCCAAAATCAAAGTAGAACAAGACGACTTTGATATTATGCCAGTTTCAAAAGACGAAAGTAGTAATACAAGACTAATAAACAACCAGGCAGAATTTACTGAAGAAGTAATGCAAGAAATAGAAGATAGAGGTGAGGTTATTACTGTAAATAAGGTTCAAAAAGAAATTCGTAAAAAATTAAAAAACGAAATAATTATAGAACCTACTTTTGATGAGAATATAAAAACAGAATGTCAATGTCCAAATTGTGGTTATGAGTGGTAAGAAAACAGTAATATCAACTTTTGCAGGTTGTGGTGGTTCGTCATTAGGTTATAAAATGGCAGGTTTTAAAGAACTACTAGCGATTGAATGGGAAAGTAACGCAGTAGAAACTTTTAAATTAAATTTTCCAAATGTACCTGTATGGCAACGTGACATAAGTACAGTAACAGGTGAAGAAATATTTGAATTTACAGGACTTAAAAAAGGTGAACTTGATATTTTTGACGGTTCACCACCTTGTCAAGGTTTTTCAGCTGCCAAAGGTAAACGTAACGTAAATGACGACAGGAATGATTTATCGTACCAGTACATAAGATTGATAAATGAATTACAACCTAAAGTTTTTGTAATGGAAAATGTTGCTGGTATGGTTCGTGGAAAAATGAAAGGTAAGTTTATTCAGATTATGAAAGAGTTAAAATCGACAGGTTATAACGTAAAGTGTACTTTAATGAATAGTAAATACTATGAAGTACCACAAATGCGTGAAAGACTTATTTGGATAGGAGTAAAAGACGGACAGGCAAGTTTTCCAATACCTAATAAAAACATAATAACTGTAAACGATGTTTTACCAAACATTATAGAACAAAATAGAGGTCAATTTGATAAGACGTGGATAACAGCAAAAAAACCTTGTTACACAATAACCAAAACAGCTTCTTTAATATTTAAAGAAAAAGACGGAACAGAAAGAAAACCTACAATAGATGAATTAAAAAAGGTTAGTACATTTCCAGATAGTTTTATTTTTAAAGGTAGTTTTTACGAACAATGGGCAAGAATAGGAAATGCAGTTATGCCGCGTTTTATGTATCACGTTGCTAAACACATTAAAGAAAATATACTATGAGATATAATATAGAAAATGAATTAAAAATAAGGCAAATACTTGAAAGTATTACGCCTTTTGAAATAGAGTTTAATCAAAATTATAGTGATAAGTTTGCTTACGACTTAAAATGTTACAAACACATAAAAAATAATACTGAGACAGGTTATGAAAAAAAGTTTATGTGTTTTATAGAAGTTGAACACGGTAAAAGTTGGAATCAAAAAGAATTTCCAGAACGTTGGGAGTTGAGTTTTTTACAGAGAAAAGTTTGTTTTTATGATTATAAAAATAAAATGTACTTAAATGAGTTAAAAGAAAACGGAAAAAACACGATTTATTTAAAAACAAATTTAGATTTTACAAATTGTTACTTTAATAAAATAGATTTTATTTTTCGTAATGGTACACAAAGCAAACGTAACACAAATAACAGATTAAACAATTTTTTAATTTTAAAAAAAGAACAATCTAATTTTGGTTGGAAATCTTTTACAAAATACATAACAAATTATTGTAGTATTTAATTAACTTTGCAATGTTGGTAGGACAATCAAATTTTTTAAGTGTTGCGTTAGTAAGTGTTCCTACCCACCGAAAGCGCGGCACTTTTTTTTTACAATAATTTATGGCAGAAAATAAAAAGTCTTTTGTTGCTTATGCAGATTGGAAAGAAACCTTTGACGCATTAAGTGACGAAAAAGCTGGGGAACTTATAAAACACATTTTTGCTTACGTCAATGACGAATCGCCTGTAAGTGAATGTATGTTAATAAACGCAGTATTTGCAAACATTAAACACACTTTAAAACGTGATCTAAAGAAATGGGAAAAGCAACACGTTCAACGAAAAGAAGCGGGAAAGAAAAGCGCTGAAGTACGTAAACGAAACGCAACGGTCGTTAACGGTCGTTCAATTTCGTCGACTGTAAGTGTAAGTGTAAGTGATAGTGTTAATGTAAATGATAAAAATATATATAGGCGCTTCGCTCATTTGTCTATGTCAAAAGACGAGTTTAACAAGTTAGAAGCTGACTACGAAAAGAAGACTATTGATTCGTGTTTGGATAGCATAGAGAACTTTAAAAACAATAAGAAATACAAATCATTATATTTGACTTGCAAGAATTGGTTAAAGAAAGAACAAACAAAACACGAACTAAAAACACTTAATAAATTTAAAGCACCGTGGGAATAGAAGGTTATAAGGTAACAGAAACAAAAGACATAATAGACAAAATATTTAAACACAGAGATAACTACAATCAAAAAGGTAAGTATTTAGGTTGGCAAGGTTTAGACGAATTCTACAGTATGCAATTAGGCAACTGCACAGATTGGACAGGTTTTCCTATGAGTGGTAAAACACAAGTGCTTATGGAATGCTTATTGAACACAAGTAAGTTTTACGGTTGGAAGCATTTGGTATACTTTCCAGACGTAGGCAACAACGTAGAAATAGTAGCAGACTTAATACACAAGCTTACAGGTAAAAGCTTCAATCCTTTAGAAAACAATGTGATTAAAGATAGAGAAATCACAAACAGTTTAGATTGGATATTCGAACACTTTCACATACTAACAAAGAAAGACGTAAAAGCTAAAATGACACCTTTTCAGTTTTACGATTATGCAGTAGAACTTAAACAAAAAAACGGACTACAAACTGCAAGTATAGATAGCTGGAAAGACTTAAGCCACCCATACCACGAATACGGAGGCTATGCACAATATTTAGAAGTAGTGCTACCTTATCGAAACCAAATAGCAGAAGACAACGAACTACACTTACACACCATTATACACCCAAAGCTTACAGAAAAAGTAAACGGTAAAAGAAGTGTACCTTCACCGTATGACTTGAAAGGTGGTTCTGAATGGTTTAATTCTGGCAAGTGTATGATAACGGTACACCGTGAAGACTTAAGCTACAATCAAGCAACGATAAACTTTAACAAAATAAAGCCAAGGTCTGCTGGAAAGATAGGACAATTAATAATGTGGTTCGATGTCGAAAAGTTTTTGTATTATGAACAAGACAACCCAGCACCGAATATTTATAACAAAATTTACGCAAAAGAAAAATGAAAAAAATTGGCTGGTTTAGTTGTGGAGTAACAAGTGCAGTAGCTTGTAAACTTGCGGTAGAAAAATACGGAAAAGAAAACGTAGAACTATATTATATCGTTATAGATTCTGCCCATTGGGATAATGAAAGATTTATAAGAGATTGTGAAAAATGGATAGGTACAAAGGTTATTAAAGTACAAAGTGAAAAGTTTGCAGACCAATTTGAAGTAATAAAAAAACGAAGATATATTAATGGCGTTGCTGGTGCGCCTTGCACAAGTGAACTAAAAAAGAATGTTCGTTATTCTGTAGAAGATATTGTAGATTATGACGGACAAATATTTGGTTTTGAATTTGAAAAGAAAGAAATAAACAGAGCAATTAGATTTAGTCAGCAACACGCAAACGCAAAGCCATTATACCCATTGATTGATAGAAAAATGACAAAACAACAATGCGCAGAACTTCTACTAATTAACGGAATCAAATTACCTAAAATGTATGAACTTGGTTTTCATAACAATAATTGTATAGGTTGTGTAAAAGGTGGTAAAGGTTATTGGAATCACATTAAAAAACACTTTCCAGACTATTACGAAAGAATGTCAGAACTTGAAGAAGATATAGGAGCAACTTGTATAAAAGGAACTGCACTTAAAGATTTAAAGCCAAACGAAGGTAAACACGAACCACCAATAGTACCTAATTGCGGAACGTTTTGCGAAATAGAATTCGCTGACATAATAGACCCAAATACGGAAAGAGTCTTAAACGGATATACAACAATTAAACAACTAAATTTATTTTGATGAATTCACTTGAAATACTAAAAGCCAAGATTAACTTAAAAACTACCTTAATAAAGTTTAAGTCAAGTTTAGAAGAATTACGTGAAAAACACGAAGACAGAACAGACTTAATTGAATCAATGCAAGAAAGTGCAAACGACATAGAACACTTCCACAACGTGTTTTTACAGTTTGAAGACGAATACTATTTAGAATGTAAAGCAAATATGCGTAACCAAATTATAATAGCTGAACATAAACACGAAATAGACAAGCTTAACAAGTTAGTAGAAAATTTAAAAAAAGGAATATGAAATGTCCACAATGCGCAATGCCTTTAAAATGGAAAGAACAACACGAATACGAAGACTTTAATTTAGAAGGCGAAGGCATAATTAACGTACACTTCTGCACTAACATAGATTGCAACGTAGAGGAGGTTTATATATTTCAAAAAGACGATGCCACGTTGTAAAAACTGCAAAGACAAATTCGAAGCCAAGCACTTTAATCAAAAATATTGCTTTAAGTCTGAATGCGTTAAAGTATGGGTAGAAACTGCAAAGGTCAAGAACTGGAAGAAAGAAAAGAAGAAGTTAAAAGAAGAACTTGAAACGGTGCAAAGCTTAATGAAAAAGGCACAGACTTATTTTAATTCGTTTATTCGTAGACGTGATCAAAACAAAAACTGCATAAGTTGTGATAGTTTACTTACAGGTAAGTTTGATGCTGGACACTATTTTAGTAGTGGCACACATAAAGCAGTAACATTTGACGAAAGAAACGTACACGGTCAATGTGTGGCGTGTAATCAACACAAACACGGAAACTTACTTAACTATCAAATAGGCATAGAAAAACGAATAGGAGGCGAAGAACTAATAAGCCTACACGAAGAAGCACACAAAACACGAAAGTATACACGTGAAGAATTAAAAGATATTATAGAATTGTATAAACAAAAAGTAAAACATATACAATAATTCACTATATTTGTATACACAAACACTTAATATATTTACATTATGAAACACTTATTTAAAGCACTTGCAGCTTTTCAGCAAGAAGTAAAGCCTATATTCAAAGGCACAAAAGGTTACGGTTATTCGTATGCAGATTTGCCTACAATCTTCGACAAGATTAACCCACTATTAGAAAAACACGGATTAGGATTTACACAACTAATTAACACACACGAAGAAGATAACTATTTAAACACTATTATCTTTCACGTAGAAAGCGGTGAGACGTTAGAAAGTAACACACTTATTCCACAAGCAACATTGAAAGGTATGAACGACTACCAAAGCTTCGGTAGTGGCGTAACATACTTTAGACGTTACGCACTTTCTTCTGCACTTGGTTTAGTAACAGACAAAGACACAGACGCAGCTGGAGAACAAGTAAAAGTAGTTAAGAAAGAAAAGCTAAACACTAAACGTTTTGCTGACGCACTTATTGCAGTACAAGAAGGCAAGATTACGAAAGACAAACTAATAGAAAAGTTTGCACTAACTAACGTACAATCTAAAGCACTTGAGTTATGTTGAAGATTAGATGTTCTTCTATTGGTAAAATAATGACCAATTCACGAAGTAAAACAGAAACGTTAAGTAAGACTTGCAAGACATACTTACAAGAACTTGCAATAGAAGAAATGTATGGTAAACGTAAAGAGTTTTCAAGTAGGTACACAGACAAAGGCAACGCAGTAGAAGACGAAGGCATAAAGCTATGTGAAAGCGTTTTAGACTTGGGCTTTATGTATAAGAACGAAGAACACTTTGAAAACGACTACTTGACAGGAACGCCAGACGTAAACACGGACATAATATTAGATGTCAAATCAAGTTGGGACGCTACAACGTTTCCGTTTTTTGCTGAAGACATACCGAACAAAGACTACTACTATCAACTACAAGGCTATATGGCTTTAACAGGTAAACGCAAAGCCTATTTATGTTATTGCTTGATCAACACGCCAGAACTTATGGTAGAAGACGAAGTAAGACGTGCGCATTGGAAAGAACACTTAATAGACGAAAACGAAGAACTGCGAAGCCACGTTGAAGCACAACACAACTTCGACAACATACCAGCAGAAAGACGAATAAAAACGTTTGAAGTAAAGTATGACAAAGACGTAGTAAAAGCAATCTACGACAGAGTAAAAGAATGTCGTGAATATTACAAAACACTAATCGAATGAAAACACGAAAAAGCAAAGTAATTACATTAAGAGTAACAGACGAAGAAAAGAAGCTTTTAGAATTGAAAGCAAGGCGCACACGAAAGACGTTAAGCGCATACATTTTAAGTAAAACAATAAAGTAAATGGAACAGAAAAACAACACAGGTGCAATCTTTAAGAACGACTACAAAAAGACGGAGCAGCATCCAGACTACAAAGGTAAAGCAATGATAGACGGAAAAGCTAAAGACGTTGCAGTATGGTTAAACGAATCACAGAACGGCAAGAAGTATTTTAGTATTAAGTTTTCAGAACCTTACAAAGAAGCTGAAGCACCTAAACAAGATATGCCACAAGATTTACCAAAGCAATTAGACGACTTACCTTTTTAAGTTAGGTGTGTTCAAATCGGAGAAGCGTTCAGAAATGGGCGCTTTTTTTTATTCACAACGTTTCGTTAAAAACTTCGTCTATACACTATTAGAAAATAATCACTACATTTGTTTAGATACTAATCAATGAAATGGCTTAAAAAGGTTGCAGAACATCACGAAGACTATTTGCGAATTGTAAAGAGTTTAGGAGTTGACGACTTGGCTGAAGACATAGTACAGGAAATGTACATTAAGATTAGTAAGTATTGTGCGCCAGAACGCATACTACAAGAAAACGGAAAAGTAAACAAATACTACATACGTTGCGTACTTTACAATTTAGTCTTTGACTACCGTAAACAACAAAACAAGCATAAGAAAGTTAATATAGAAGAAGTCTACAATTTGGGTGTTGAATACGATTACATAGAAGAAACAGAAGCTTTTACTTCATTGATTAGAAAAATTGATAGCGAAGTTGAGACGTGGCATTGGTACGATGAAATGTTATTCAACCTGTACCGTGATAGTGGCAAGTCAATAAGAAAACTTTCTGAAGAAACACGAATAAGTACAAGCAGCATATTTCAAACATTAAAGTATTGTAAGAACCAAATACGAATAAATGTGGGCGAAGACTACGAAGATTTTATAAACGAAGACTACGAACATTTATGAACGAAAAAGATGTTAAAGCAGAAATTAAAAGATTAAAGACAAAGATTAAAGGCGATATGTACGAAGATATGGAAACATTACAACAGATATACGAACTAAAGCTGATCTTGAATCCAGAAATAGAAAACAAACCAGAACTTGACGATGACGAATGTTTATCGTGTGGTGCTTAAATAAAAACAAATGGAAAAGAAACCGAGAAAAAAACGAACTACAAAAAAGAAGTCTGAAGGATTAGGAGACACAATAGAAAAGATATCTGAAGCTGTAGGCATAAAAGCTGCGGTCAAATGGTTAGCTGGTGACGACTGTGGGTGTGAAGAACGAAAAGAAAAGCTTAACAAACTTTGGCGATACACACAACCTAAATGCCTACAAGAAGACGAACACGAATGGTTAAATGAATGGTACATAAGAAGACGTGAAACTATGCGCCCAAGTGAACAGAGAAGAATGTTAGAAATTTACAATAGAATCTTTGACACTAACCAACAAGCAACACAATGTTCAAGTTGTTTAAGAGAAATAAATACCAAAATGTTTAAAGTATACGAAACTTACGAAGATGCCAATTCCTAAACCAAAACCAAACGAAAAGAGACGTGATTTTATGGCACGTTGTATGTCTGACGATACTATGGTAAAAGAGTACGGTACAGACCAAAGACTTGCAATATGTTCTGCAAGTTATAGAGACAACCTACAAAAAAACGAAAAAGACAATGGCAAAAAGAGGTAGACCAAGAAAGATAGAAAGCACAGAACAAATGTACGATATGTTCAAAGCTTACAAAGTAGAAAGAAAAAACAACCCAAGAATAAAATACCACCTAAACCAAAGAAGCGGTGATATGGTAGGCGAACCTTTAGAAGTGCCTTTAACTATGGAAGGTTTCGAAATATTCTGTTGGAATAAATACGACTTGACAATAAGCAATTACTTTAATAAGAAAGAAGAATACAAAGAATTTTATACCGTCTGTTCACGTATACGCAAGGAAATACGAGAAGATCAAATAACAGGAGGTATGGTTGGACAGTATAACCCAAGCATAACACAACGTCTGAACGCACTAAAAGAGCAGATAGAACAAACGAATATAGAGCAACCACTTTTCCCAGATGTTAAAGAGAACGACGGCGATCAATAAAATACTTGCGTTAAAAAAACGAATTAAAATTATTCAAGGCGGCACATCTGCTGGTAAGACATTTGGCATACTTCCAATACTCATAGATAAAGCTGCAAAGAAAGGTGGTTTAGAAATTAGCGTAGTAGCTGAAAGCATACCACATTTAAGAAGAGGTGCTTTACGTGATTTCATAAAATGTATGAAGTGGACAAATAGGTTTGTAGATGAACGCTATAATAAGTCACTACTAAAATACGAATTTGCAAACGGCAGCTTTATAGAATTCTTTAGTGCAGACGATTCAAGCAAGTTAAGAGGTGCAAGACGTGATATTCTATATGTGAACGAATGTAACAATGTAAACTTTGAAGCATACAACGAATTAAGCATACGAACAAAACACGAAGTATATTTAGACTTTAACCCAGCCAATGAATTTTGGGTAGAAGAAATCAAAGAAGACAAAGAAGCGGACTTTATTATTTTAACGTACAAAGACAACGAAGCACTTGACAAAGGAATAGTAGACCAAATAGAAAAGAACCGTTTAAAAGCAGAAACAAGCACTTACTGGCGTAATTGGTGGAAGGTCTACGGACTTGGCGAACTTGGTATGTTAGAAGGTGTAGTATTTAGCAACTGGAAACAGATTGACACAATACCGAAAGAAGCACGACTTGTAGGCATAGGTCTTGACTTTGGTTATACGAACGATCCAACAAGCTGCATAGAAATATACAAGCATAACGAAAAACGAATACTAAACGAAATAGTATATCAAACAGGTATGCTAAATAGTGACATAGCAAACAAGCTACCAAAAGACGTACCTGTATACGCAGATAGTGCAGAACCTAAAAGTATTCGAACACTACAACTTGCTGGAATTACGATTAAAGGCGTAACGAAAGGCAGAGACAGTATTAACTACGGAATTGATGTTATGCAACGTGAAAACTATTTAGTCACTTCTAATAGCACAAATCTTATAAAAGAACTTCGTTCATATTGTTGGGACACAGACAAAACAGGCAAACGACTAAACAAACCTATCGACAATTACAATCACGCAATCGATGCGGTGCGTTATCACGAAATGGAAACGTTAGGAATGAACAAGAACTACGGTTCGTATAACGTTCTGTAAAGTACAAAAACACGAAAAAAAAGTTATTACTATATGAAGTTAGATATTTTACTACCTACTAACCTTTCAGAAATACCTTTAAGTAGGTATCAAGAATTTATTGCTATGAAAGAAAAAAGCAATGACGAAGAATTTATAGCGCAAAAAATGATACAGATATTTTGCGGTATGAAGTTAGGCGAAGTAGCGAAGATTAAAATGAAGCACTTAAACGAATTGATAGCACACTTCACAAAAGTGTTTAGTGAAAAGCCGCAACTGATAAGAAAGTTTAAAATTAAAGACATAGAGTTTGGCTTTATTCCAAAGTTTGACGACATAAGCTTTGGTGAGTATGTAGATTTAGAAAACTATATGAAAGATTGGAAGACGTACCACAAGGCTTTAAGCGTTATGTATAGACCAATTAAAAACACGAACAAAGACAAGTACGAAATAGTAGACTACGAACCTAACGAAGATATGCAAGACCTAATGAAGTTTGCACCTTTAGACGTAGCTATAAGCAGCAGTTTTTTTTTGTCAAGTTTAGGAATAGAATTACTGAAAGCTACCCAGACTTATTTGAAGAAAGAACTGAAGAAGATGACGGATTCAACCAATTTAGCGAAAGATACCAATTTGGCAAAAACTGGGGTTGGTATGGAAGTATCTATGGATTGGCTGACGGAGACATTACAAAGTTTGATGAAGTCACAAGCTACAGACTTACTAAATGTCTTACCTATCTTACCTTCAAAAAGCAAAAACACGAAATCGAAGCCAGAGAAATTAAACAACAAATGAAGCGATGAATTATTTTGATATTATAGACAAACTAAAAACACACTTTGACGGAGACGTTTTAGTAAACACAGTTACACAAGGTAACCTGTTTGACATAGACTTAAGCAAACAAACTATCTTTCCTTTGGTGCATATCATTGTAAACACGGCTTCACTTGAAGGCAACGTAGTAAGGTATAATATTTCAATACTTGCAATGGATATTGTAGACATAACAAAAGACGAAGAAGAAAATAAATTTGACGGCAATGACAACGAACTATATGTATTGAATACGCAGCTACAAGTATTGACACGATGCTACGAACTTTTACTACGTGGTGACTTATGGACTGACAAATTCCAAATAGACGGCAATCCTACTTGTGAACCTTTTGTTGACAGATTCGAAAACAAGTTAGCTGGTTGGACTATGACAACAGACATATTAATACCAAACGGAATGACTATTTGCTAATGGCACAATTTAACAACATACAAGAACTATTAGACGACTTCAAAGACAATGTTATTCGTGAAGCTAAAAGCAACTTAAAAACGAAAGGCAATCTTAACAGTAGTTTAAAAGG